TTCAAGATGATGGAGTTTCAGTTGAACTTCTTACAAATAAAACTCCATCATCTTGAACTCTAAAATGTTCTGTGCCTGCACTATTTTGAATTGTTAATGCTGATGTTGCCGATGTCGCTCCTGCACCTTGCACCCTCGCAGTACCATTAACGTCTAGCTTGAATCCTGCGTCTGTGGTGGTGTTGATGCCTACGTTTCCGTTTCCGAATATTCTTAATCTTTCGTTGTTACCACCCGTAAAGAAACGCATATCTCCCGTAGTGGTTTTCCCCGCAGTAAATGTGATACCTTCCAAAGCAAGGCTACTAATAAAATAACCTCTATTTTGATATACATCTCCCGTGGCAGTTCCGCCTACTCCAAAATAAACCCTATCGTTATCACCTCCCGTGTTATTGTAGCAGTTTATTTCAGTATATCCATTGGTTGAAGTGTTTCTAACTTTAACTCCTATGATATTAGCGCTACTTGTTCCTACAATATCTAACTTAAATGCTGAAGGAGTTCCACCAATTCCTACTCTACTTCCACTTACATAAAGTGTATTGTCTAAGTTGACGGAACCGGAAGCACCGGAACCGGATACTAAAAGTTCGTGTCCTGTGTCTGCAGTAGTACCAATTGCTACTCGACCACTTGTAGAACCTAGAATTACATCACCTGTAACAGTTTCTATAGCCCTATGGATTCCATTTGTTAAACTTGTAAGTGTTGGATTATAATAAATACCTCTTACAAATGTAGTAGTTCCTCCGGTGAGATTATATGTTGGAGTAATTGATAATGTATTACCTGATAAATTGGATGTATTTCCTGAGCTAAATCCACCATAAATTCTTATAACACTTTTATCTACAGTTACAGGTGTCCCTGTTATTGATGCGCCATAATGGTTTCTAAATTGGAACATATCTACAGCGTTGGAACCTCCACTACCATTAAATTGGAATGTTGTATCAGTACCCGTTACAACAATCCCTTGACCTGTTTGACTTGCATTTCCCGAAGTTAGTATTTGGAGATTCCCTACTCTTAATTCTGTTCCACTTACTCTTGCAGTACCATTAACGTCAAGTCTATAACCTGCGTCTGTGGTGGTGTTTATCATTAAGTTTCCACCTGTAAATATAAATCCTGGGGTATTTCCTGTGCTTTTAAAATTAACCTTCCAACCGGAATCCATAAACATACGAAAAACATCATATTGGGTACCACCTGAGTTACCATATCTCCAAGAAAGGTAAGGTCTATTATCTCCATATTGGTCTAATGGTTGCCATAATCTAAGTGTATGCCAATTTGAAGATGTATTACCTCCAAAAGATGGATTAATATCTAATCCAACAAGTATATCACTTGATGAACCTGCTGTAAGTGTATTATTAAATATGATACCTTGAGCAAGGTTAGATATAACAGGGACTGAACCCATTACATGGAGGCTGGAGCTAGGGGTTGTTGTTCCAATTCCTACTCTACTTCCACTTACATAAAGTGTATTGTTTAAGTTAACGGAACCAGAAGTACCGGAACCGGATACTGTAAGTTTATGTCCTGTGTCTGTGGATGTTCCTATACTAACACTTCCGGATGTTGTTCCTAGTAATATATCTCCTATAGTACTTTCAAGTGCAATTGTTCTTGCAAAGTTAGTGGTTAGGATGTTTAAATAAAGTCCTCTTAATGTAGGGGTACCTGAATTTCCATTTCCTACACCTGTAGGGGTTATTTCTACAACATTTTGGAAAGTTCCAATACCTAAATTTCCTGAATAGGAATTGGTAAATTGGAAAACTGAACCACTTATATTACTGCCGTTTACTCCTAAAAATTGTGCTCCATAACCACTTGTCATTGAACTTTTTAATTCTATTGAAGCACCATTTGGGGCAATAATATAACTTCTAGTTGGTTGAAATCTTAATCTTGTAAAAGTTCCATCTGTAAATTGAAAATCATTTACTGTATAATTTGTGTTTCCACCAAGAGTAGTTGCACCATTTAATCGAGTAGTACCATTAACGTCAAGTTTGAATCCTGCGTCTGTAGTTGTACCAATTAGGACGTTGGTAGTGGTAGTGAATCTCATTACTTGAGAATTATTCGCATAGAATTGGACATATGCATTAGGACCACCGCTCCAAACTTGACCAATGCTTAAAACTTGCCCTCCACTAGTTATAAACCCATTTAGTCCGCTATTTGCGTGATATCCAATATGTGCTCCACCTGAATTAAAACTCCCATATAAGTAATCATTGTATCCAGTTCTACCAATAGATGAGCCCTGTTGACCCGGGTCAATGGAACCATTGCTAAGAATTCTAAATCTTCTAGATCCATTTAATTTTAAATCAAGTAGCATACTTGGAGAACCTGCTGTGTTGCTGCTTGATATGTTAGTTACATTTAAATTAATCGCAGTTGGTGTTCCTGTAGTATTCCAAGTTTGATTAATATTTAATGCAGGATTACTTAAAGATCCAGATCCCGCTGAAGTGGTATCTAAAATATCTAGAATTGAAGCAGGAGTAGTAGTCCCAACCCCAACATTCCCAGAACTAGATACAAACATAAATGTACTAGAGCCAGATGTTACAGTAAATGAACCAGTACCAGTTGAAACAGAAGCAGAAACCGCTCCACTTGCTATTTGAGTGGAACTCAATCCTACAATAGCGCTTGAAGGGATATTGTTTAAACCCGCTCCATTTCCTTGAAATGAACCGCTAAATGATCCTGAGATATTATATGATCCTGTTGCTAACTGTGATGGTTGAATTATTGCCATTATCTACCTTGTGCTGTATATGTTTTGGTATAGTTTTTGCTATTTTTGTTTTTGCTTGATTTCGATTTTGCGTGAACACCCGGGTTTTTCTTTTTAGGTTTTTTGAAGAATGAAACGGTTGCTTGTGCTTTTGCTTTTGCCATTTTGATATAAATATTAAACGTTAACTACTAAATTTTCCAATTGCGATTACCTCGTCAATTGAAGTAAAACTATATCCTAGTGCGGTAGGGTCAATTACCAATGTGGTTACACCACCAGCTTGTGTAAATGAAGTGATTGCTGTTCCTTCAATTAAATTTCCGTTACAGAAAATAACAAAATTGTTTACTGTTGGAGCTGGTATTCCAGGAGGGGCAACTAACCATCCACTTGCAAATGTCATTGTAGTGGAGTTCACGAACGTGCCTGTTTTCTGTGTATTTGCATTCAAATATACCATAGCGGCACTAGTTACTGTTCCACTTCCACCTGAAGGGGTTGAAGGAACAATTGCAGGGGATTTTTTCTTAGTGGAAGTTACAGTTTCTGCTATTCCATTTACGGTTTCTATCCCAATAATAACTTGGGCTTTACTATTGTATTTTTTGATAGCTGTTATTTCTTTTTGGATTGTATCTGGTACAATGTATCCAAATAATTTGATGGTAAATGTACCTTTTACAACACGAGTTGTGCTGTCTCCAATTTCTACAACTGTAGAATATGAATCAATAGATGCTTTGAACTTAAAGCGTTCAGGATCACCCCAATATGAATCAGAGGCATAGTTTACTGCCTCAATTATTTTGTTTAGTTGCTCAACATAGTACGTTTGAATAACACAACTGTATGTTAAGTTAACATAGTCCGGTACTACGTTTACCACGAATTGTTCTACGGGTATACGATTTGTTAATACGCTAAAATTCGAGTAGTCGTTTTTAGAGTTATATGTCTTTGCCCAAGATGTATACAAATTGGGGGAATTGGCATCTAATTTGTTTGTAAGAGAACGGTTTTTATCCATTGTATCTCTTTTAAACATAATCAACGGAGACATAATTGCTCCGTTTTTGTCTTTGTAGTATCCGTCTTTTTGTACAGATTTCCAACGTTCAGGAGCACCATAAATAATTGGGACTGCTAATCGAACACCATTTTGTATTACTGTAGGGCGAATTACATTTTGGAAATAGTACATTATTGATTCGTCTATATCCTGTAGTCCAACAGAAAATGGTTTTGTTGTATCGTCTTTGAAAGACATTTGCTCCGAACGGTTAAATGAAACACCGTTTTGTTGTGTTGGAGTAAATTGGTTGAATTCGCTTGGTATGTTTGGATTACCTAAAGTTTCACCAGTTTCAGGGAAAACATACGGATCCACCTGATCGTTTGAGATCTGTTTTTGGGATTTTGGGTTGGGTTTTCTAACTGATGGCATATGTTATATCCTTTCTTTTGTAATTTGTACTTGATCCGCAGGAATGTAATGACATACACACATAATGGATAAGTTGGTACCATAGTTTTCCAAACCGGGGTTTAATGGGTTTGGTGCGTATGGGTAGTCTGGGTCTTTACCCACAAAGAATTGGTTAGCGTTTGTATTTTCAACTTCCCAATATCCTTCATACCACATGATGATATCTCCTACATCAGGGACTAGGCTAGCATCTACTAGATCGTCTCTAAAGAATTTGAATGTCATTGGACGAGCATAATCTACACCCATATCTCCAGTAGGAGATGTATTGTCACCTCTATCAACAAGCATGTTTAGAATCACAGGTGCTCCATAGTATTTCGCACCAGCTGCTTCACCATACATGTTTGTTTTAGTTTCGGCTGTTTTAAATTGATAATATACGCATTCTTGTGTAATAATATCCCATAACAACTCACGGTTGAGGTGTCTAATTAGGGAGACGTCGCGTTGTGTTCCAAAAAGAGCGCACATAATCTATTGTTTTTTAAATTTCCAAATAAATCCTTTATATTTGGGGATTTTATTATTGCAGCAAGCATTTATGTTAGGCTGGCATAGGTTCAATGAGAGAGCAGCTTCTTTTCCGCTGTTCCATTCTTTGATAAATATTCCATCTAAATCGTATTGTAATACAGGTTTTTTTAATCTAGGATTAAAAGTAGACGATTTAGGTCTGTTTCTAAGAGATTCACTAATCTTTTTATTTCTTTCAGGATTAGAGTAACATGAATGGTTGATTTTTTTAAGAGAAATTTTATTACATTGTTCT